TAATTACTCTTATTAAATTATTTACTTTTTTTTCTTGATTTAAATATTTATCTGATTTTTTACCATAAACTATTTTAGATATTTTTTCTTTAGATACAACATCATTAGTACCTTTACATGGTATATTCGGATAAAATACACAACTACTTGAACCAGACGCTAATAATTTAGCACCTTTATCTTTATTATTTGGATAACTTATATTAGAGATTTTATTATCCTTAATTAATTTCCCACCTTTCATATAATATATATAATATTTTTTGTTAAATTAATAGAATTAAAATATAAATATGAATATTATGGATAGCAATTCTTCTATTTTTGTGCAAGCCAAAATTGAATATACAAAACAATTAATCAATACTTTAAAACCACATATGTATGATGGTATTAAATCTATTTATGATGATGCCAAAGATCTATATACAGAAAATTCTTCGTCATCATTATTATTTATTTTTAGAACATTATTAGAAAAAATACCTGAATGGAATAATGAATTAATTGTTACTGAAACTGATAGGATTATGGAATGTTCTAAATGTGATTGGTTGGATGAATTAGTTACTGCTGTTTATATCAGTCATACGAAAATATTAATGTCTATTGGTAATAATAATGATAATAAAATTAATTTAACAATACCTAAATTAATAAATTTTATACATAAATGTTATATTAATATAGCTAGAGAATTATGGAAAAATCCATTATTATTTTCAGAAGATATATCTGGTTTTGAATATCAAAAAAATATTAATACTATAGAAACTATAATATGCGATTGTGTTGAAAATACTATTAGGATTTCATTACCTGTTAAAGAAATACTAAAAGAACATTTAGATATATATGATAATAAATCTACTACATCTAATAATTCTGATAGTAAATTATTAAATGAATTAAAAGAATTATTAATTAAAAAAGAATTAATAGAAAATAATGATAATCAAAAAGTTGATGTAGTTGCTGATGAAGATAATGATGATAATGATGAGAATGATGATGATAATGATGATAATAATAAAGTAGAAACAATTATAGATTCACCTGTAGAAGAAATAAAAACGATATCTAAAAATATACAACAAAATGTATATGTAAATGATGAGGGATATGTATCACCAGATGAAGACACCATATCCCAAAAAACGGATAAATTAGAAATTAATGATATACCAGATATTAAAGTAGATGATGAAGATCAGATAGAAGGACATGTACTAGAATCTTCTCGAGATACGAATAATAATAAAGTAGATGAATCAACTTATGATAATCCTGATATAATAAAGGATACAGCTAAAGATAATAACGAACTTTATGAAAAATTAATTAAAATTAATGATCAGGATAAAGAAGAAGTTTCACCTGAAAAACCAGTTATTGTATCTAAAGTAGATGAAACTCCTAAACCACACAAAGAAGAAAAAGTTACTGAAGAAGTTCCTGTTTTTAAGCCAAATTTATCTATTGAAGAGGAAACTACAAAAAGAACAAGATACTCGGAAATATGATGATAATAGAATAGTAGATATTACGAAAGAAGAAGTTACAATACAAACAGAGGATAAACCGTCCAAAGAAAAAGTAATATTACCTAAAAAAAACGATTTATCATATATTGAAGATGTAATAGATCAGGATAATAAATCAAATAAAGAAATCATGACAGTTGACAAACACGAAGATGATAATGAAACTGTAGATTTATTTTATGATGATTTAAAAAATATGAGTGATAAAAAAGGATTGACTATGGATACTGTTGATGAAACAAAATACACATTATTCGATGATTTAGAATAAATTATCTAAATAATCACATTATTCGATGATTTAGAATAAATTATCTAAATAATCAAGTTTTAAAAGTTAATAATTCAGACTTATAAATATTGTCTAAAGTTTCTCTAGCAGGACCTAATGATTTATTCCATTTATTAATAGTAGAAGATTCTATTGGTTCATCTACTAAAATCCAGGTTACATTTTCACTGAATGGATCTGTTGTTAATGATCCATGATAATAATAAAACTTATTTATTTTTTTATTAATATTTACATTGACTTGTTGTTGTAAAGAAATTGAAGTATCGAATGGGCCTGAATTACCATGTACAATAAACAAACCTAATACTAAGAATTCTTCACCATTTAATGATTTATGAACCATATGTAATTCCATTGGAAATTTATTATCATTTAATTTATGTTCAGATGGATTATGAAAATGATATTGTAATAATTTGAATTTTATATTATTAAATATTAAATAATTATCATTTAAAATATTATAATGGACATTATTATTTTCAATATCTCCTTTTACCGCTTTAATATTTTTATTTAAATAAGTTATATCCAAAATATTATCATCTATAATTTCATAATTGGATGGTTGTATATTTATAGGACTTTGTCTACATAATTCATTCAAAACATCGGTATCTTTTTTTTCAAAATGTAAGAATAATAATATAATTATTATAAAAGATAATAATAGTTTATATTTCATATATTATAAATAATAATTTAAAACTAGAATAATTTGTTAGATTTTTATATATTATAATGTTATAAAATTAAATGAATAATAGTATTATGATGGATATTATATTAAGTTTATCATTAGTTTTTATTTATTACATTTATACTAAAATTGATAAGGAAATTGCTGTATTAACTACAAGACATATGGTTTCATTATTTATTATTAATATGGTTATACTAAATATAATTAAATTATTATTTTCATGTAATATATCACCCGTCGATAATAAATGTTCTATACCATTTCACGACAAACCGCCATTCTAAAGGTGATAATAATATTTTTTTGGAAAGTTTTTCTTTTTTATTCTAAATTCTTTAAATATATCATTTTGAACAATATTTATAGGCAAAGCATTATTCGAATATTTTGCTATAGATATATACATTTCAAAATTATCTTCTAAATAATATAATTCATTATCATCTTTGCCTGTAGTCATAGAATAAATATAATCAATTAAATATTTATTTTCTTTATAATCAATATCTTTATCATAATTTAATTCGTTTAATATTGTCATAGCTAATCTACACATATCAAAATTATAATTTGGTTTTATACCACATTTTTCTTTCTCATCATTATATAAAAAATTATCAATAGGATATTTATATTGTCCATCTGCTTCACCATATTTACTAAAACAATCACTGAAAAATAATTTATTTTTAAATGTAAAAGCCGCTCTCCCATAATCTATTATTTTAAATATATATCCAAATGTAGGTATTTTAAAATATATATTATTAAATTTATAATAAAGATATGTTTTATCTGTTTTCGAATACATAATATTATCAATATGTAAATCATTATGTGTAAATTTATAATATTTTTGTAAATATGATAATGCAAATGATACTTGAAATAAACAGGATAATATTAATTTATCATTGTAATCATCATCTAATATATCAGATAATAGCCCATCTAATTTTTCGATAAAGAACATCTGACAAGGCATATTTTTTATAACAGATATATAATCATTATTATCATCTGTACCAGAATCAGTTGATTCTGAATCATCTGAATCAGACATGTATATATCCATTTTAAAATGTTCTCCAAGATTTTTATGAAACCATGCTTCTTCTTTGAAATCATGATAATCATCTGATATATCATAATTATATTTTTTCATTATACCATTTATAGATCCATAATATAATGGAAAATTAGGTAATATATCATTTTCAGTTAATTCAGAACATATATAAGAAAAAAATGTATCTATATATGCTGTATTATTCATATTATTTATTTTTTCAAATGTATTAGCATTATAATTCGAAGGTAGAAGCGGATTTCTATGGACTGAGTTATTATAGTTATTTTTTATAAAATATATAGGTTCTAAAATAGGTATGATTTTACAAAATAGTTGTTTATTGATGGATTTGCTTAATTTGTGATCATATATAACACTATTTAATAAACAATTTGAATGATAATATTTAAATTTTATAATATCTAATAATTCGCGAACATAATATCTTCTATTAATATCTATACATTTATGTGATTTTTTAGTATTAAATATATGAAAATATAATGAAAAAATCGGATTATAAAATTGTATATTCTCTAAATTAAATAGTTCTTTACATGATTTTAAAAAGATATTAGATAATTTCTTATTCCAAATATGTTTTTGTATATATAATTCTGTCATAGTTATAAAAATTATCTAGAATTATTTTATAATTTAAACTAATCTTCATTATTCATACCTAATTTTGATGCAAATTGTTTACCAGTTGTATTCATAAAATTAAATGCTTCTTTTATACTTTTTTCATTTAAACAAACTTTTTGTTTAGGATTAGTTTGTTTATATAATATGAGAATATCTAATATATGTTCAAATTGTTCTTGTGAAATATTTTCTAACATTTTATATATTTATTAATTAAATTATTTTTAAATTATGTTTCTATAAATTATTAACGTTATGATTTTAATAAATTTATGTTAATATTATATATGGAAATACAATTGAGAAAATTTGATATGACCGAAATTAAAGATGATAAAGTGGTTGTACTGATTGGTAAAAGAGATACAGGTAAATCATTCTTATGTAAAGATATATTATATCATCATAAAAATATACCTGTAGGTCAAGTAATTTCAGGAACAGAGTGTTCTAATCAATTCTATAGTAAAATTGTACCAAAGTTATTTATTCATGGTGAATTTGATACACAAATCGTGCAAAATATGATTAAAAGACAGAAAATATTGATAGATAAAATTAATGAAGGTAATACTAATATTGATCCCAGGTCCTTTTTAATATTGGATGATTGTTTATATGACAATACATGGGCCAAGGATAAATTTATGAGATCTATATTTATGAATGGACGACATTTCAAAATATTATTTTTATTGACAATGCAATATGCTTTAGGAATCCCACCTAATTTAAGAACAAATATTGATTATGTATTCATTCTAAGAGAAAATTATGTATCAAATAGAAAAAGATTATATGAGCATTATGCTGGTATGTTTCCATCATTTGAAATGTTCTGTCAAATTATGGATCAGTGTACTGAAAACTATGAATGTTTAGTTATAAATAATAATGCTAAATCTAATAAATTAACAGACCAAGTATTTTGGTATAAAGCAGAACCACGTGAAGACTTTAAAATAGGCGGTCCTTCTTTTTGGGATTATTCAAACAGAAATTCTTTGAAAAATGGTGAAAATGAACAATTAGATCAGGGCTATAAAAAAAAGATTGCCGTCCAAAAATTATATTAAAGTTCTTGATAACCTGGTTTTAAGGATCCATCACAATGTTTAATAGTAGGAAAGCCTGATACTTCTTTAGGACACGCATCTCTATCTTTCGCACAATCTATATATTCATATTCTAAACCTTTATCATCCATATATTTTAACTGTTTTTTGGTCCAACCACAACTCATAGATCCATATATAACTGGTTTACATTTGCCATTAGAATTAGCACTGTTTTTAGCATTATTAGCATTAGTATTCGCCTTAGGAGCACTATTATTTCTATTGACATTATTACTGTTTCTTTTACCCGCTGCATTATTGTTGTCCCTATTACCTGTAATAAATTGTGCAGGACCATCGCCCGGAATATAATTAACAACCTCTTTAAGATTGGTTAATCCAAAACTCTTAAGAGTAGCAAAATCACCCTGTAACGTTTTTGGTATCTCTCTACCTAATGGACCAGTAGCACTTACATACTCTTTAATCCCTTCGGTATATCCTTGAGGTAATCCACCGTTGTTATTATTATTATTGCCTAAACTATTCACGGCACCTAAATTACATGAGTTTTTAGCCGTGTTGGAAGGATTCTTGTCCGGTACCCCATTCAATTTACCACAACTGCCGCCACCTGCAGCCCCACCCGAATTACCTGCACCACAACTATTACTATTTCCTTCTAATAATTTACTAAACATTTTAGTATTACAGTCGATTAAAACAAATCCAACTAAAACAATCAAAAAAAGTAATAAATAGTTGCGATCAATGCTTTTAAGAGTTTTATTAAGGTTCATTTATAATATAATAAATATTTTTTTTTTAATTTAATTAATAAATTAAATCTTCTAATTTCCAATATTCATATTTATTATTTATAAATCTTTTTACAATAAATGGTATTTTTTTCTGATTCAATTCATCCAAAGCAATATCATAAATATTATCATATTTTTCATAATCTTTAATTAATGGTTGACAACCAGATTCTAATTGTTCACATCTCTTTGATAAAATTTTAGTCTTTTCATATTTACTTAAAGTTTGTGAAGTCTTGTTTTCTAATTTTAATTTATCATAATTTTTATTAAATACATTGATATCTTCTATATTTTCATTTATATCTTTATCCATATCTAAAGCAGATTCTTCATCAGAATCACTTTCATCTATATTCACGTCCATAACTTCCTCTTCAACCGTTTCTACAGAATCATCTATAATATCTTCTTCATCCATAATATTTATATTAATTAATTATATTTAAATAATATCAAATTTATTAATTATTAGTCCACTTTTGTCCACAATAATTACAACTATATATATATTTCATATCTTCTTTATCATATTTAATATAAATAATATCTGATAGTTTCTTTTCTTTTATAGATATACATCCATCATTAGGACATTTAATATTTTTATTATGAATATGTGGTAATGTTAAATCATAATTAATAAATTTATTATTATTAATACTTTCACTTAAATCAATATTAAAATCATTATCATATATTAAATCCTGATTATATTCTATCTTATTTTCACATGCTTTACAATATAAATATAATTTCGATGTATCTTTATCTAAATAAATATACATAGAATTGTTACAGTCACTACAAAATTTATTTTCCATATAAATTAATATTATAAATTAATTATTTCTATTTTCAAATTTAACTTATTACAAAATTCAATATAATTATTTAATAATTCTTTATAATTAATTATATATCTGATATTATAAATTGGTATACTAATTTTACCTTTAATTATTTTATCATATTTTAAAATATTATTATAAATATTTAAATAATTTTCTTTAAAGTTTATTACAATGATATCTTTAAATTTAATAAAATTTTCGGGAATATTTAAATAATTTTTAATTAATAATGAATTAATATTTTCAAAAAATATAACGTCATTATAATTATTAATAATATCAATTTGGTGTTTATTTTTTTTATGAAACCCTGGTTCATTTAATAATGGATCATTATCTAATAATGATTGAATTGACAATAATACTGTAGATATATCCATAATTGTAGTCCATTGTGGACCATTCCATGTCCCTAATATAGATAAACATACTTTACCATAACCAGACGAATGACTTCCGGCATACAAATTAGGATGAATTCTTATTTTATTAATAGGAACATATGCTACGTCTGGTGGAGAATAAGGGTAATTTTTTGGAAAATTTATATTAAAGAATAAATATCCTCCTTCATATAAACTATCTTTAGGACCTATAATCATGACATGTGCTTGTAACATATTTTCTTCATTAAATTCTATATATATTCCTTGTTCATTTAATTTATTATATTCAATTGATTTTAAATCTTTATTAATTATTCTTTTTACCGCTTTACTCATCGATATTATTATATTATATTTATCTTATTATATTTAAATAATTAATTAAATTTGATCCAGAATATAAAGATAAAATAATATATTAATTTAAAACATATAAAAATAAATTTGATAAATAAATATATTAGAATATTTATAAAATGTTTGAAGAATTGTCCGAATTTTTGAGTGATAAAAGAAAAGGTGCAGACAATATAGTAACACATATAGTTTATGATCCAGACTGTTCCCTTAAAGGTTCATATAATGTTAATAAAACATTATTGCATGAATTATATGATATTATTAATGATATCACAAAAAGCGGTGAGACAGTCTCTATACTAGAAAGAGTAGGCGAAATTTGTCCTCTAATCATTGATTTAGATTTTAAATACAAAGGAAAAATCACTCAGAGACAATACACCGATGATATGATAGACAAATTATGTATTTACATCTTTGGAAAAATTAATGAATTATATGATTTAAGTAATATTAATATTCAATCAGAAGCATGGGTTATGGAAAAAGAATCTATATCTGAATGTGATAGAAAACCGTATGTTATGAAAGATGGTATTCATATTTTATTCCCTAACATCGTTGCTGAAAAAGCAACTTATATTAAATTGATAGAAAGTATTATAAATGATAAAGATACCGTAATGAAATTATTTAATGATACTTGTATTAGTATTCCTTCTAATCCTATAAATGAAATTTTCGATACAGCCATATATAAACCAGGTAATTGGTTTATTTATGGTACAGGAAAACCGCAACAGTTAACTTACAAATTAACATCAATCTATAAAATTAATGAAAATAGTTCAGCAATGTTGCCTATAGAACTTTATTTAGAAAATCCTAGAGAAATTATGAATAAAAATAGTGTACAATTACATAATAATATTAATGTAACCTATAAAGGTCCTGAAATACTTAAAAAGAAACCTATTATTAATTTAAATACGTCAACTAGTTTTGACTGCATTGATAATATAGAGAACATGGCAAATTATGTAAAGATTAAGAAAGAAGAATTATCTTATGCTAGAGCATTAGCAAATATTTTATCAGTTGAAAGAGCGTCTGATTGCAAAACATGGATAGATGTTGGATATTGTTTACACAGTATCTCTCCTAATAATTTACTAAATTCATGGATTAATTTCAGTAAGAAATGGATCGGTTATTGTAACCAAGATGAATGTGAAAAACAATGGGAATATATGAATAATACTAATAATCCTCAATATACAATGGGAACCTTAGTATTCTGGGCTAAACAAGACAATCCTAGTGAATATGATCGTATTCAAAAAGAATCACTCAAGACATATGTAGAAAAATCACTTGTCGGTGAGAAAACATGTGGAGCACATACAGATGTTGCAAATATTATCTATAATTATTACAAGAATTTATTTGTATGTAGCGGATTAAAAGAAAATGCCTGGTTCTATTTTAATGAACTTACTGGTCGTTGGCAAGAAACAGAACAAGGTCATATTCTTAGAATTAGATTGTCCTCAGACATTATCGATATTTACCAACATTATAGTAATATCTATAAAGATAAGCGTGGTGATGATCCTGATTCAGAAACATATGAAATTAATGATAGAAAACATACAAACTGTATGAAAGTTATGATAAAATTAAAAGATTCCAATTATAAAGATAAAATTATGAAAGAATGTAAAGAAAAATTTTATGATGGAGAATTTGTGGACAAACTTAATAGTCACAAAAATTTAATCGGTTTCGAGAATGGTGTAGTTGACCTTAAATACGAAGCAATTAATTATAATGGTGATGTTAAAAAAGAATGTATTTTCAGACAAGGTAGACCAGACGATTATGTAAGTTTATCAACTGGTTATAGTCTCCCGATTTCTAAAGAAGATTTACCTGTAAATATAGAAGAAATTAAAAAGAATATACTCAATATTAATGGTTACCAAGAACTAAGTGATGGTTTAGATGATTTTATTGAAAAAGTATTGCCTAATTTTGATGTCAGAGATTATACTCTTAGATTCTTATCTAGTTGTTTGAGTGGTGAAGTAAGAGAAGAAAAATTCTATTTCTGGACTGGATCTGGTAGTAATGGCAAATCTAAATTAACTGAATTAATTAATGAAACATTAGGTGATTATAGTAAAACCATGGATGTATCTTTCTTAACTTCAAAAAAAGGTAGTTCATCCGCCGCCTCTCCTGAATTAGAAATGATTAGATATGCTCGCTTTGTATCTATGGCAGAACCAGAAAAAGATGATCAAATATATGTTGGTAAATTAAAACAAATTAGTGGCGGTGATAAATTAACTTCTAGAGGTCTATTCAAAAACACTACCGAATTTAAACCTCAATTCAAATTGACCCTTATGTGTAATGATCTACCAAAATTAGCTGGTAATGATGGCGGCGTAGCTAGACGTATTGAAGTCGTTGATTTTATCTCTAAATTTGTTGCAGAACCAAAACCTCATGCACTCAATCCACACCAGTATTTTGCTGATCTACAACTTAGTGATAAACTTAAAAAATGGAATAATCTATTCATGATTAAATTATTAGACTATTATAAATTATATGATGAAGAAGGTACTAAATCACCTTCATCTGTTACCGAAGCAACTAAAGTTTATATTACAGAAAGTGACGTAATCCAAAAATGGATTGCTGACGATTTAGTTGAATCTAATGATGTCACATCATTAGATGATTTAATGGATCACCTAAAATCATGGTGTGAAGACGTCGGTTATGATTTCAGAAAAATTGGTAAAAGTAAAGCAGAAGTAAAACAAACACTAATCAAAGAACAAGAAAAAACTGAATATGGTCCCCCTGTATTCGGTAAGGTACCAAGTGATAATGCCCCCAATGGTACTAATAGGACCCCTAAATTTAACTTTGTTACTGTTGAAGATAGTATGCAAAATGCCTCTTAGTCTCCTCATATCCTTTATCTAAAATATTTTTTTTAAGAGAGTTATCCATTTTAAAATTATGAACATCTATACATAATTCAGATAAATCTATTTTAATATTATGTATATCATATTTTCTAATTAATATATCAGGTGAATACATATCCCACCCATTCACAATATAATCAAGTACATTGTTTATTTCTTTACCACTTGAAGCAACACTTTTTATCTCTATGCATAAATAATTATTGGAATCATTCACTTCTATAGGACAATTACCGGATAACCCTCCATCTAAATATAAATACCCCTTATATTTGGTTGGTTTTAATAATAAAGGAATACATGTAGTCATTTGAATTAATTTTAATATATTTATCTTTGGATTATTAATATGATCTATATATTCTACTTTCTGTTCCGAAACATTTACAACTTTCACCACAATATGAATTCCACTCATTTTATATAATTTTAATAATGATATTTGTTCAACACCATATCTTTCTTTTATTATTTCTTTTATAAAAATATGAGTTCTATTATAATTTATAAATCCATAATCATTTACTAAATTTTTTAATGATACATCATTTATATCTAACATATATTCAAAATTAAACATATATATTTTTTGCTCGATTAAATTAAAATCATATTCTAATAATATTAATATTAGAACAAATAAAAAACTAGCTGATACACATATTATTTTTCTAATATTTTTGAATTTTTTATCTATATAATCATTTTCAATTAAATAATTTATAGAACCTAAAAATGATACACCTTTAGTTGACCCACCGGATAAAATTAAAGTATCAATATCCATATTATTTTATTAATTATATATTATGAGTTCTTTAAACATAAATACATTATTTGAAGAAATGGATCAAAAAGTTTTAAACAGATTAAAAATGTTTGATGATATCCTCGTTCAAATACATAACAAAATTAAAATAAGTTCTAAAAATAAAACATTCTTCTGTACACATCAAATACCTGAATTTTTAATTGGTAAACCCATATATAAAATAGAAGATTTAAGAAAATATTTAATTAATTCTTTAAAAAGAGATAAATTCGATGTATTATATATACACCCAAACTTATTATTTATCTCTTGGGATAAACAACAAAAAAACAAAAGAAACGTTAATAAAGTAGCTTCTAATAATAATAATAATATATTTAAAAAAATAGATGACTATAATCCTACAGGTAATTTATTATATAATGATAATATTTTATCTAATATTAATAGTAAATTTAGTTAGATAATTTAATAAGAATTCTTTCCCATCTTGAAAATATAATCTACTAACAATAATACAAAAATACATGTCATTAAATATATAATAATATCATTTAAATCTTTAGAATTAGATAAATTATCAAATCCTTCTACAACATGAAATTGTTGATTATTAATATCATTAAATCTTTCATCAATATATTTTTTATATTCTTCCACTTCCTTCTCTAAATGTCTAGTATAATCTTTTAATTCCGTGAATTGTTGTTCTAATATACTCGGACCCGTTGCCATATTACCATTAGACACATTCACAGAATTATTATTATTTAATGGAGTATTTTCTGGGATTTTTAAATCAGAACTATCATTATTATTTACGATAGTAGTATCTTTATCATTTGAGGAACTATTAGAATAATTATCAAAACATTGATTAAGAAGAGCAACCATTTAATATATATATATATATTTTTTTATTTTATAAAATATATGTATTTATTTACTTTCCTCGCAAATAATTATTTATTTTCAAGTGGCGCCTTTTTATTAAATATGTTCGGCGGTAGAATGTTATTCCAAGATATACAACCACTTGTTCATAACCATTTTTATTTCAAACATTTATTCATTTTTTGTTTATTTTTTATAGCAACAAAAGATATTAATTTATCATTAATTTTAATCACAATTTATATTTTTTTAATGATGTTTTTAAAGGATTTTAAAAAAGATGATGAACAAAATAAAGTAGCACCCAATATAAAAGATAAGTTAGAAGAATGCACAAAAGTATTAGAAGATATTAAATTATCATTGTAAATTTAATGTAATTCCCTTAGTAGAATTACGGTCACTATCACCACTCATTATCGATAAATTATCTAAATCAGGCATAGAATTCGGTTGTAAATTTAAGTTTTTTATTACTTCATCTATATCACCAACAGGTCCATCCATATCTGGTCTTCTAGGTGGACCTTGTTCCCTCATAACATTAGGCATACCCATATTCGGTTGTGGCATATCCATACCCGGTTGTGCCATAGAACCGACGGCTGCCTTAGCAAATTGTTTCATTAAATCAGGATTTTGTTTCATGATATCATTCATATTTGGTACTGCAGACTTAAACATCGTATTTGATAAATGAAACATAAATGCAGAACCTCCCAACATCATTACTAATTTTAATTCTGGTGCTACATCACCACCACCACCATATTTATCATATAATTGTTCAAATACTTCATCAAAATCCTCTACACTCTCATTTACAGATTCAGACCATCCATCTAATTTTACATCAAATGGATCGAATTTACTATTCAAAAATTCAGCACCTGATACCGCTGCCATTAATATTTTTCTTTGGAATTTTACTGAATTTGTTGAATCTCTTTGTTTCTTTAATTTAATATATTCATTTCTCATATCATCCAAATTAGAATTCATATTATAATTTGTCGATGTTCTTACACCTTGGTCATTTAATTTTTTAAATTTATATAATAAATCTATTTTTTCATTTTTTATATCAGTTTGTGATAATACATGAATAGGTCTATATTCTTCTGGTGCTATATTATTCATAATTGGATCATTAATAGGATCTATAGATATTTTCTTTTCATCCGATTTTAAATCATCATTAAAAAATGAATGATCATTCGCCTTTAAATCATCGGACTTACCACCATCCGAATTATACCCCTGATCGGATTTAGGTGATCCACTACCCTTATTTATTAATAAATCTATACCTATCGTATCACTACTTGTTAAATTTGTATCTATATTTTTAAAATCAGTATCCAAATTTATGTCAAGTTTTTCCATATACTATTGTTTTAAAAATATTATTATATTTATTACGCATTATTTTTAAATATTTAATATTTTAAATATTTAATATATCTCCAACATTTTGAGGCATATCATCTATACTTATTTTATAATGTTCCTCTATCTCATTCAAATACCCTAAGTCTCTATTGGTTACAAAATTTATAGCTACACCTTTTCTCCCATACCTCCCGGATCGTCCTATTCTATGAATATATGTTTCTTTAGATCTAGGCAAATCAAAATTAATTACTAAATTTAATTGCTGAACATCTATACCCCTTGCCAATAAATCAGTTGACAATAATATCCTTGTTTTACCATTTTTAAAATCAAATAACTTACTCTCTCGTTCATCTTTAGTAATTTCACCATGAATACAATCAACCGGGTAATTATTTTTCTTTAATTCATCATATAAATTCATTAATTTATTTTTATAATTTATATAAATTATACATTGTGATATATTTAATAAATTATAAATATCGATCAATGTATCATATTTCCATTCCTCATTAATTACTATTTTATATTGTTTTATCCCTTCTAATGTTACATTTTGATGCTCTACTAAAATTAATTCCGGATTATTTAAAAATTTATTACTTAAATCAGTTGTTTCATCTGTCCTAGTGGCACTGAACAAACAAATTTGCGTATCTTTTGAAATATATTTAATAATATCATAAATAGTATCCATGAATCCACTTGATAACATCTCATCTGCTTCATCAAATACTAAAAATTTAATATTATCAGTATATAAATATCTATTACTAATCATATCTAATACCCTGCCAGGTGTACCAATTATTATCTCAGGTTCCTTTTTTAAATCACTCTTACATTCTGATAAACTTGTTTTTCCAACAACCTTCATAATATTAACATCCATATATTGACTCAATGCCTTCATTACATCATAGTTTTGATTCACTAATTCATATGTAGGATTTAAAATTAACACCTGCGTCTTTTTAACACTTTCATCTACTAAATTTAATGCTCCTATAGTAAAAGCACCTGTCTTTCCTGTTCCAGATTGGGCTTGTGCAAATAGATCTTTTTTAGCACTAATTATCGGTAATGCTTTACATTGAATATCAGATGGATTCTCAAACCCATATGAATATATACCCCTCAATAAATTTTCTTTTAATTCGAAATCGTCAAAAGTAGTCATCCTTATATATTTATAATTAATTAATCTTTAATATTTAACATTTTCTTTATTCCTTTAATATCTGCCCCATTCAATGTATTAATACACTTTTTATCTTTCATTAAAAAAAATGATGGCACCGACTGTACTTTAAATATATCACATATTTTTGAATTATCATCATTATCAATTTGTATTTTATATATTTTAATTAAATCAGTATTCATTTTTTTGTATAATTCTTCTAGTTCAGGATATATCTTTTTACACGGTCCACACCAACTTGCCGTAAAAAATAATAATATATATTTATCTGAGTCTATATATTTACTAAAACTATCAAAACCATCTATAGATTCCATTATTTTTATACATACATATTTTTTATTCACGTAATTAACTCACTTCTAAAAGGATGTTTATTTGATAAATATCTTAATTTAAATATTAAATTTCTCTGTAAACCTGTTAGCGTCAATGCCAATATTAAATCTACTATTTTTACATATGTCGCAGACAATTTAAAATAATCCATATATTTTTTAACAATATAACGATGAAATATAAATATTAATACTCCCAATAGTATAATATGAACTAATACAATCAAAAATATTTCTAAATCAGACGTTTCGTCCAATTTATGATCTACATAAAAAATATGATCAACCAACGGAGCAAATAACAATAAAAAGGCTGTGGTGATGATTAATAAAAAAGGTACAGATAAATAATTATATTTCATATATATATATATTAATTAATATTTTTATTCTGAATCACTATTACTACTATACCTTTGCTCGCACGCTAATTCAAATAATTCAACTCTTTTATCTTCATCTTCCAATTCACATAAGAAATCATATCTCTCACTATCATAAATATCCTTATTTACTTTAAATTTATCATTTTCCACATTATCAACCAATGGCTTAGGATGATTAAAATCTTCTGTATTCACAACGTTTTGAAAATAGTTCTTACCATATGTTATATGCATATCCTTACTACACAAATATGAACAAATATACTTGTCTTCACCATCTATGTCCATGTGAATGAAGAATTTCAATTTAGAGTTTCTACATTTATCACATTTATATTCCTTACGGACTGATGATACATCTTCCTTCCCATTTACTTTATCTGAAAATGTAATATTGTTCATCATCTTTCAAGTCTATTAGTTTATTTTTACTAAAACCTAATTTCAAATTTATTTAAGCAAATCTTTCCAACTCATTCACATAATTCTTATTATATTTATCTGTTTGTGTATATATTAATTTAAGAATAGTTCTATATCCTTCATTCACAGGAGACACACAGTGTGTGTTTTCTTGTGCTTTCACTATTATTAAAGAATTAGGTTTAGTATATATCTTATTATTCCACCCTAAATATGAAAACCAATTTGTATAACTATCTGATTCATTCTCTATTGTATATACCATCTCATACTGTGGCAATTCATATAATAGTGTGTCTTTATGACATTTCATACCTTCGGACCCTTTAGGATATATTCTATATTCAATTGGGAAATTAGATTTTTTAATTTTATTATTAATAATTGATTCTATTTTATTTATAATATCACCTGAATAAAATATGGCAGATATTTTATTATCACTTATCGGTTTTATATATCTAAATCCTTCATATTTTAAATTATTTATGGTTTTAACATGATTTTTAATATATTCATATTCTTCACTCGATAATAAATCCTCTATATAATATATCTCATCTTTTTTCCGTATAAAAATATAAAACAATATTATTAATATTAATAATATAAATATTAATTTATTTAAAAACATAACTATTATTAATTTAATACATATAAATTTGATATTTTTTCAAAAAAATAAATATTCAAATGACGAAACTATCAAAAAAAGACATTTTGGATTATATAAAGAATAATTTATATGATGACAATTTAATCTGCAAACAAACTTTATCAAAAGAAATAATTGAATTATTTGACATAGTATCTGTTAATAAAAATAAAAATCAAATCCTTTCAGAAAAATACTTAATTGATTCCATTATTGATGAATATTATGAAAAAGTCAACCAATTTAATATTAAAAAAACTAAATTAGACAAATTAATGAAATTAAAATTACCAGAACAAAGATCACCAGAATGGTATGAAATGAGAAGAGACAAATTAACTGCCAGCTCTATTGCGACTGCCGTGGGTGATGATAACTACAAAACCAAATATAACCTTATCCATGATAAATTAACTAACGCACCACATGTGTCAAATATCCATACTACATGGGGAACTAAATATGAAGAAATTGCCACATTATTTTATCAATTAATTACTGGTACCACTATCAAAGAATTTGGTTTAGTACCGCACCCGGATTTCCCTATATTCGGAGCTTCTCCAGACGGTATTTGTGATCACACCGGTCCAATGGAATATTGCGCAAGAATGCTCGAAATCAAATGCCCCACCAGAAGAGAATTTTGGAAAACTGGGAATAAATCTAAACATATGCCACACCATTATTGGATGCAAATGCAAGGACAAATGGAAGTATGTGATTTAGATGAATGCGATTTCTTACAAGTTAAACTTGAAGAATATGACGATTTTAATGATTATAAAAATGATGTTTTAATTTTAGGAGACCCACACGATCACTCGTTCCCGAATATTGAGAATTATGATACTACTATCACTGGCAAAACATCTGAAAATCTACCTAAAGGTTGTACCATCACTTATCTAAAAGAAGGACAAGAAGAATATTCTTATTTATATCCCAAACTATTACTATCTGATGACCAATCCCTGGAATGGATTGACGGATATATTAAACAAGGTTATAATATTATCGAAACTAAATGGTGGAAAATTACTAGATATCATAACCAGTTGATTTTAAGAGATAAACCATGGTGGAACAATAATATTGAAAAAATTATATCTTTCTATAATGATTATATATACTTTCAAAATAATATGGATGAACTAGAAAAAGAAGTAAATAAAAATCCTAAAAAAGAAATTAATATCATGGGTAAATCATCATTACCAAAATATATGTTATGTGACTAATATTACACATAATATCATTACTATATCACCTTTCTTTCAAATTTTTTTTCTAATCTTGAAATAAATTTGATTTTTGTGTTGAAAAATATCCAACTTACAAACAAAACATTCAAATCAAAACATTTGAATCAAAGTAAACCAAACACTTCGCAAAGACTTCTAAACACTTGTTCACTTCCGTACTATATAGCGATGTCGGTTATCAACGACACTATGCTCAAGTACCAGGACGATTTCATTAACGCCTTTAACAAGGTTGTTGCCGAACATCCTGACTGCGATTACATCGAAACCGTGAACACTATTATTGATCCTCTCAAGGAAATCCTTATGTCTGCAGCACCAACACCTGTTGTAGAACAAGAAGAATCCTCTGACGAACCAGAACCGGAACCTGTCAAGGAACCTGTCAAGGAACCTGTCAAGGAACCTGTCAAGGAACCTGTCAAGAAGAAATCACCTAAGAAATCATCTGCAAAGAAAACATTTGATTCGTCTAAATACGAAACAATCAATTACCTCCAGGAAAACCCAAAGAAGAAACTCATTAAAGGTGAAATCACTAAGTCCTGGGCTAGATATGAAGTATATAAGGCAGCAACTACTTATGACGAATTTATCCGTCTCGGAGGTACCAACGGAGACCTTAAATCTGACCTGGATAAGGGATTCATATCTTTGGATGGAACTGCTCCAGTTCAGGTAGTCAAGGAAACCAAGGTCAAAAAGAAGGTTGAGAAGGTTGAGGTGAATAAAAAGGAAACCCCAAACAAAGTCAAGAAAGCTAAGAAAGTCAAGAAAGAACTTTCAGAAGAACCAACTGAAACAGATATTTCATTAAGTGATGTAACAACTGCATCAGTAAAAGGTGATGTGGCAGATCTAAATGATTTCGACGATGTTCATAAAGAAGATGAAGACAATTCATGGCCCGATAAGACAATTGACGGTGTCTCGTATAAACTCAATCCAAGCGACAACATGCTAATTGACCCAAATAACGGTAAGCAAATCGGGTACCTTCATTCAGACGATGATATTGACGATGATAATATTGAATATATAGGAGATGGTGAAGATCTCCATAACGAAAACATTGATAAGATAGAATAGATATATTCTAAATATCTTAAAAACAATCAAAAACAAATATAAAACTTTAAAAATCAAAAAAAATTTAAAAACCCAAAAAAGAACAAAGACGGTGTTCTTTTTTTATAAATTTGAAATATGTTTTGAAAAAAATCATAATCCATAACTGAAATTTACTATGAACAAATCAGTTCGTAATACTACTAAGAAACTCAATACTTACCAGTCAAAGCACCCAGGTGTGGTAGATGAAAAACACGAAGAATTACGCCGTAATGTAATCATTGCAAACCTCTCTGTCGCACGTCACGAAGAAAAAATGAAGAAAGTTGAAGAGCGAACCCTATTCAACGCCGCCACGGACGATGAGTTCCTTGACCAATCCTACCAGATGAACGCAACACTTAATTCAGAAAAGTATATCAAAGAACAAAAACTAATTTCAGATAAAATTATTGCCGATAAGAAGAAAAAGAAGAATCTTAAAAATAAAAAACAAAAACAGAACAAGAAGAAGCGTGAACAAGAATTTAAACTGAATGAATACAACAAAGTATTAAACCACATGTATGTAAATATCGCTCTTCAAATGGTTGAGGCAGAAGTTGACCATATCAAGAAAATGAAAGCATCTAAATCTCCACAACAATAAACCCACTAAATTTAATAATAAAATATAACACTTTTTTTAAAGATAAATTTGAATATTTAATAACTAATTTAAAATACAAATGGAAACTTCTCCTTTAAGATTCCTTGATACGGATGTCGTCTATCTATTAAATAAAGCAGTGAAGAAAGCTATTTCAGAGAAATCACGTCAGTTCCACATAGAATTATGGCGCACACTTAAACCACTTTATAAACCAGTCCTTATGTATAATGATTATGACCCGTCTGTTCATAATCCTAAACAGAATATAGTTGACCAATATGAATGTAGTATAATAACTCCGAAAAGTGTTAATGGTATTTATACATGGTCATTTGATTATATTAAAAATTTACTCAAAGATATGGAATGTAATAATGGAATTGTTAAAACAATATCTGATAAATATCAACTATCTCTAAAAACTCTTTACATAACACTTCCTTGTGGTAATATAAGTAATGGCGCACAATGTATGTGTGACATATGTGCCGGTTGGGAACTCGATGGATAGTAAAAAAAATAATAATATAAATAGTTTTTAATATTTATTACATAATCTCAAGAATAGAGTGGAACCCTTCAAATGCCGTTTGATATCCAATGCCTCCTGGGAATTTACCACATATTGACGGAGGTAATAACTTAAAATTCTCCATGAACTCTATCTTTTTTTTATAATATTTAGGTGTAATATATGTTTTAGCAAACCAAAATTTACGCCAACATCTCTGAATACATTTTACTG